GGGGCATCTTGGTGTATCTTCGGGTACATCAGTCACTTCTCTTTGAGTATGTGACTCCCGGCTTAGTCAATCGACTAAGTTGAAACATCACCATGAGGTCACCTATGCGTTGCTCCGAATTCCGAGACTTGCTGATTCAGGATATTAAATCGAGAATTGATTTTCCCGATAATTATTCTGGTCCGCGGTATTGGATTAAGCAGCGACGCGATGACCGTCTTGAGGAACTCCGAAAGATAACAACGTACAAAGAAATGCGTGCGTTCTTACTTTTGGCTATTACTCGAGACATTAATGGTGACAACTAACGCCTCTGTATAACAGAGGTACTACCTCCTGTTGGAGGGTAACTTTTGACAGGAGCTATTGCAGTGGCCATCACACCGTTAGGATATGAAGAGACTGGAATGTGGGTGCGAGTTGGGGAGCAGAATCTCACCGGTGGTGCAGATTCTCAACCTACCTCGCTCAACGCATCTCAGCCTCGACTTACCTATAAGCGTACTGGTAGCCGCAATTCTGTAAATACGCCGGGCTTCTTTGCGTTTGGTCCGGGGCGTCGCTTACCAGCGAATCCCTTTACCTTTGCGTTAGAGAAGGCCACGTATTTGCAGGGTAGCCGTTATCGATATACACCTGACTTGAAACCGAATCAGTACGGTTATCATAAGTCCTTGCAAACTGGCGCACTTCTTGCTAGTTTGGGGTATACATCACTCCGCGCTGATAAGACTGTTCCAAGTGATCTTGATGCTCAATGCCGCAACGAATTACTCGCTGAGGTAAAGAAAATGAAGATTAACTTGGCTCAGCTCTTTGCAGAGCGGCAGAAAACGGCTAATACTGTTGGTGATGCCGCCATGAAACTCGTTACGGCCTTCGGCCGTCTTCGTCGGGGGGACTTCAAGGGCGCAGCAAGCGCCATGGGGGTCCCACCTGCTCGTCGGGGACAATCTCGATTTTCTCGGGATTATGCCAAACGTGGAGCGAAAGCTCTCGGCGGCGGATGGCTTTCTTTGCAATACGGGTGGAAACCTATTCTGAATGACGTCCATGGAGCAGCCGAACATTTGGCTACTCTAGGGCTTCAGCCAGTTTACGTAACTACTCGTAAATCGAAGAAGCGCATCACACCCGGAGATTCGTTTACGTATACCAAGCAGGAAAGCTTGGAAACACGGAAATTAATCGAAGGGTCTCGGGTTACGGTCGTTAAGTATGGTGTGACTTATCATAAGTCGCCCAACCCGAACCAGACTTTGAAGGAGGTTGGTATAACCAACCCTGCTTTATTAGCCTGGGAACTACTACCGTATTCGTTTGTCGTTGATTGGTTCTTACCGATTGGATCCTGGATATCGACTTTTGACGCTACTTTAGGTCTTGAGTTTCATTCAGGATACAAAACGTTATTTTCCAAAGTGGCAACAACGTATACGGAATCGGCCAGCGGGCGATACGGGTCATATATTGACGAGAATCATGGGACCGCTGCATTCGAAGAAGTGTATTGCCAAAGAACGAAGCTCACAAGCTTCCCTTTGCCTGCACTTCCTCGATTCAAGGATCCCACGAGTCTTAGCCATATGGTGACCAGTCTTGCACTTCTTACTAAAACTTTTAAGCGGTAAATACAATGACTGCAATCGCAGCACTGACTATCGCCGACGGTCAAGCGACCCCGGTGACTAAAACCTTTTCCCCTGTCAACATCGATGCAATGGGTGTTGCGAAGTGGGCGGATCGCTCTGGCGGTATCGCCATCGGCTATCCGGTCGTCTCGTTTTCGATGCGTCAGCCTACCAAGGCTTTTCGCAGCTATCGCGTGACGACTAAGGTTGTCCTCCCGATCCTCGAGCAGACTTCGGCTTCGACGGCTACCGGTATTCAACCGGCGCCTACCAAAGCCTACGATCTCATCTTCAATGGTGAGTTCGTCCTGCCCGAGCGTTCCACGCTGGCTCAACGTAAAGACATCCTCGCTTTTGCCAAGAATTACCTGGCTAATGCGGCTGTCGTTACTGCGGCCATCGAGAACTTCGAATCGGTCTTCTAAACCCGACTCGCTGATTTCGGAGAACAACCTATGTCCACTTCAAGGCGACGTAGTTCGGACCTTCTGTTAGAAGCCCGAGCCTTTCGCGCACCCAAGCAGATGACTGCTGAGGCTATTTTCAACTTCTTATCAGCTATTGACACTCCTAAAAGTCTTGCGGTCTGGCTCCTTTGGAAACATAAGGAACATGACCAATTGACTTCTATCGATGTCAATCCTGAACACTATGGAGAAAATCCATACCGTTTCAGGCTCGATCTTGCTGCTACTTCTCTATTATCGAAGGCTCGTTTTCTGAAAACGTCCTTCAAGAAAGAAGAAGTTGCATTCAAGAAGTTCTTCAAATTTGAGGAACTATGTCGAGAGACTAATCATCGCTTCCGGAATCCCGGTCAAGATCCGTTAAACCACGGATCGAGCGTTTGGCTGCTAAATGCGACCAAGCGGAAAATCTCGATGATTCTCGGCGATTTTAGTCCTGATGAGTTTGTTGATCAAGCAAATTGGGGACCAGGCGTGTCTACCCTTGTTAAGGGTGAACATGTCTCGGCCGTCAATAAGTTCCACGCTGGACGTGGGATAACGCGCGATTTGTACTCCCTAGTAAGCGACTGGTTTCCAGTTGCCTACCCCACATGGCATAATAGCTTATCCCGTTGTTACGGAGAGAACTATTTTGTACATGAGGTTGGGAACGCAATAGTCACCGTCCCGAAGAATTCGAAGGCAGATCGTGTGATCGCGATCGAACCAGACATAAACCTCTGGTTTCAGAAAGCGATCGGAAGCATGATCCGTCGACGTCTTCGTCGGGTTGGAATCGACTTAAATACGCAGCTGACGAATCAGCAGTTAGCTAAGCGAGCGTCGAAAGACTTTAGCTTGGCTACCGTTGATTTTTCATCAGCTTCGGATTCCATCAGTTTGGAAGTTGTGAGGGAGCTCTTGCCCCCTCGTTGGTTTCAACTTCTTGATGCGTGTCGATCCAAGTTCGGAACGCTTGACTCCGGTCCTATAAAGTGGGAGAAGTTCTCCAGTATGGGGAACGGCTTCACCTTTGAACTGGAGTCACTGATTTTCTACGCGGCCGCTTCGGCGGTTGTAGATTATCTTGAGTTACCTCAAGAAATCAGCGTGTTTGGCGATGATGTTATATTGCCAAACGCAGCGTTTGACCTCTTTTCGTCGTTTAGTAGGTTCCTTGGATTCATAGTAAACCCTGAGAAGTCTTTCTATTCAGGGTATTTCCGTGAATCCTGTGGTTCCTACTATTTCAACGGGGTAGACTGCAAACCAATCTTTCTAAAAGAAAGACTCAGCAATGTTGAAAGCCTTTACAAACTGGCTAACGGTCTCCGGCTGCTGGCTCATCGCTACAATGATCATTGTAGTTGTGATTCTCGCTTTCGTGACTGTTGGACAGCTATTCTCCTCCGGATACCAGAGCCACTTCGGCTCCGGGTTCCTCGAGAAGCAGGCGACACCGGCCTCGTCAGCAACTTCGACGAAGCCACACCAAGTAGAGCAAGATACGGAATCGAAGGATTCTTCTATCGAGCCCTAACTTCGGTTGGTGTTAAGACAACTACTGAGGTCGAGGCAGTTTTACTGGCTCGGCTTTGGCAGCCGTCCATCCAAGAGTACAACAATAGTTATACTCTAAGAGGCCGAAGCCGGCGAATGGTTTCCCATTCGCTGGTTCCACGGTGGTACAACCTCGGAGAGTGGGAGTAGCCTGTTAGGCGCTCTCACATTATCTCTTATAGTCGTCACCTTGCGAC